GGTCAGAGGCTTGCGGATCAGCGGGTCCCGCTTCTCCAGCTCGCTGGTGAGGAACGCCATGCCGGAGGCAATTCCGGCCGCGTCCATGGTCATGGCGTTCCCGCCGGGCGCAGCGCCGCCGGAGCTGGTGATTACGCCGGCGTCAAAGGTGCCGACATTCTGAAATCTTTTCATGTTCTCTCCTCCTTACGCCTTATTCATGGTCAGGATGCGCAGCTCGGCGATGCCATTGGCATCTGCGGGACCGGCCCACTGGCAGTTGGTCAGCTCCACGGTGTTCCCGCCGTCCGCCGCCGCCTCGAAGCCGCCCACCACGCCGGTGGGGATACTCTCGTTGGCCGCAATGCGGACATAGACCTCGCCGCCCAGCTTGGGAGCCCCCACATTGCACTTGACGTTGATAGCCCCGCGCATGAACACGGGAACCGCCTCGGTCTTGGCGTAGGCCCCGATATCCTGCTCCAGGTAGCTCAGGGCGCTTTTGACCTCCCGGGAGGCTACGCCCACGAAGTCCTGGGCCGTACTCCCAGCGCCCATGGGTACCACCGCGCCGTTGGCGTCGTACTGGAGCGCCGCGCCGAAGGGCAGGTCCGCCCCTGCGGGGTGGGTGTTGGCGATCATGTCCGGCTGCCGGGCATAGCTGCCGGCGTAGCCGTGGTTCATTACCTTGCCGATATTCTGAGGTGTCAGTCCGTACATAGGTTAATCCTCCTTCTGTTTCTTGTGGGGGTTCCGGGCGGCATAGGCCGCCTCCGACTCCCGGCACCGGTCCTCGAAGGTACTGGTCTTAGCGGAATCCGCCGCCTTCCTGGCATTTGCCGCTGTGGCCTCCATGACCTGGCCCATAACGTTGGGCCCCTGGATGGTGGAGAGAAGGGCGTCCACCACCCGGGAGCGCTCCGTCTCGTCCTTGATCGCTGCCACCGCAGGGCGGACCTGCTTGAGCAGCGCCACCGCAGCGTCCTTGGCCGCCGGAGACATGTCCGCCATCTCGTCCGCCGGGATGGTGACGGAGGCCTCCTTCTCCACGGGGGCTGTGCCGGCCAGCTTCTCAATAAGGTCGTCCAGGTCCTCCTCGTCCCGGAGGGCCTTCTCCTCCCGGTCGTTCTTGTGCTGGAGAGATTCCATCATCTCGATGAGCCTGTCCAGCTTACTGCCCAGGTCATCGCCCTTGGGGGCCCGCTCGACCATCACGTCGCCGGTGCCACAGGACTGGTCGCCAGCAGGCTGGGGGTCCGTCTCCTTGCTTTCAGCCGGAGCCGCATCCAGTGCCTTTGCCGCCGTGGCTGCCAGGCCCTGGACCTCCTCCGGGGTCTCCGCCTCCTGCACCGCCATTCCGAAGGCGTTGAGGATGGCTTCCGTAAATTTGCTCATGGTTTTCCTGCCTTTCTCCGCCGTTTTGGCGGCGTCTTTTATTGCTACCTCGTGGCCGGCACGGCCTCTAGGGACCACCGCCACGTGATTGCCTCTGATGTGCTGCTGCTTATAGCCGCTCCCGTCCGGAACATACTCACACAGGTACCCGCAGGAGACCTCTCGGGTTACCCCATTCCACACGTCAGACACCAGGTTGGCGTCCTTTAGGATGAGGTCAGCCACGATGTAATCTCCGGACCGCCGGACGTTCTGGATGTGGCCTTTGGAGTAGCTGGCGAAGTTCTCCGGCCCCACGTCCTCCGGGGGATGGCCCTGGGTGATATCCTTGCCCTCGAAGGAGGCCAGGGCCGCCGGCTCAAAGACATCCTCCGGATAGCGGTTGACGGTGACCACCCGCTCCGGGTCGCCGTCAAGCTGTAATTCCCGAGCCAGATACTCCTGGGAGCCGGTCCGGGCAATGGGCACGTCCCGGCAGATGAGATAGCCCTCCGGGGTCTTATCCATATGGGGGCTGAGCTGAGTGCCGTAGTAAAAAATCACGCGTGATTCGCCTCCCTGTAAAGCTTCTCCCAGTGCTTGTACTTATCATCATCCGCCTGCTTGTGGCGCTGAAACGTTCCGAAGGTCCTGGGCGTATCGTCCGGGATGGTCAGGCGGTACCGCTCCCACTGCCGGTAGTCCGCCAGCCACTGGGCCCGCCCCCGCTCCTTCAGGCGGTAGGCCTCAATCTGCTTTTCTGTCCGGGGATCCCGGGTGGGTGGGTTAGTCTTGAAGCTGGAGAACTTCTTGATCTTCCGCAGTTCCTCCTCGCTCCGCCCCGCCGGAGTCCAGGCGATGAGGGCGTGGAGGCAGTTCGGATGGATGTTCAGCCAGGAGTTGAGCAGCGTGTCCGGCCCCGTCGGGTCCACCTTCCCGAACGCCGCTGCCAAGGGTGGGAAGTCCGGGTCCGTGCCGCTCCTGGAGTAGACCCGGCCCTCCAGAGGGGCGCAGCGCCGGCAGGTGGTGTTGTGGCTGCTGATTTTGTACAGGTCCTGCTCCGGGTCCCGGGTGAGTACGGACAGCACCTCTGCCTGGCGGCTGGTGGTGCGGAGAACCATGCTGCCGTATGTGTGGAGGCTCCAGTGGCGCCCCGCTTTGTCGATAAAGGCGGTGACGCCCTCCCGCCGAAGGACCTCTACAAACTTCGGGAGTTCCTTATATACCCCCCGGCCCGCAGCCTCCAGAGCCAGGACCTGCTCCAGGCCTGCCCGCCGGAACACGTCCGGCTCGATACGGCCTACTAGGGCGTTTTGCAGGGTGGCCGTCACCGTGGCGGCAGCGGCGTCTATCTCGCCCATGAGATTCATGGTCAAACGTTGGACGATGTCCATCTGCTCGCCGGTGAGGACCGCTGCATTGACGTAACCAGAAATGTGCTTCTCCGCCGTCTCCGGGATATCCAGGCGCTTCCGGGCCCCTGGGTGCTTGATGTAGAACTGACGTTCAATCATCCGGGGGACGTAGGTCCAGGATTCGTATTCTAACCTGTGGAGGATGGTCTGGACCCGCTCCAGTGCCGCCTCCGCGTGATAGTCCACCAGCCCGCCTGCCCGCAGACGGGCAATCTCGTTGATGATATCTGTCTCTGCCTTGAGAAACGCGGCGATCAGCCGTTGTAATTCTTTTGATTCAGATACCCGTTTCAATGATGGCATTGCACCGCCTCCTGTTCTATAGAGAATCCCCCGCCACCTCATATCGAGATAGTGGGGGATTGTTAATTTTTTCTGTGATACTCGCCAAAATACTTGATTTCGGCTTGCTTACGGGCGGCGATTGCATCTTCCTTTTATTGGGTTATTCGTCGTCCTCGTCCGTCAGAAGCTCTTCCTGTGTGACACCCTTTAGCCCAGGCTTGATGAAATTCAGAAAATCCCAGAACGGCGCTTCTGGGTGGGCCGTTCCGTAGTTAATAATCTCCTGCTCAATATGGTCGTACACAGCAGAGCATATCAACATATCCACGTCATCTTGCTGAACCTTGTCCTTTTTAAGTTCGCCTTGCCCGATATACGGTTCCAGAAACTTGCGCAGTTTTTCTTCCATTCTGAATGTCTCCTATTTGATATTTTGGATACTTATGACCTCCATACCGCCATATCCGTCTGCTTTCACTGTATACTGCTTTTGAGCATTCCGTATTGTTCTGACCTCCCCGGCTTCCAATCCGGGGTATCTCGTGCCCAATATGCCGCACAGTCTTGCATATGTTTTCGGCTTGAGCTGGATGCCGGACTTATTCCTCTGCGGCGATGGCGCGTACTTGGTCTTTCCCATTGTACCACCGCCGCCGCCGCTAGTAAAGCGGCCGGACGCAGGATCGTGGTGCGGATTGAAATCCAGCGCCAGCGCGTCCCCGGTCGCCTGCTCAAAAGGGCCGTCGTCCTCCTCTAAATCATCCCCGCCGATACTGGGCGGCAGAGTCAATCCGGCCAGAGAATCGTATAAACTTGTCACATCCTGGTACGTCTTGCCGGCGTTGGCCTCGATCTCCTCGTCGGAGATGCTGCCGAACAGTCCGACCTCGTCGGAGAGCTTCTTGAGTTCCCTTTGAGCCGTGTCCACCGCCAGCAGTCCTGCCTGAAAGATATCCCGTATGGCAAGGGCCTTTTTCTCCGCAATCTCCGCCAGCTCCCTGGGCGTAGGCATCCAGAGGGGCGGAAAGATGATATCCAGGTCCTCTGGCACCGCGCCCCAGGCCGACATACACAGTACCGGAAGGATGCGCTCCAGAATAGGCCTCAGCACATTCTCCCGGAGGGTGTCCACGTAGTCGTAGTAGATGCGCAGGTCGCTCTCCCCAGTGGAATTCAT